CGTCACGTACAGCTCGATCTGGCCCGGCTCGGTCGTCTGATCCGCGATCGCCGCACCCACGTTCATGTGGGTCGCGCTCGGGAACTGGTCGAGCGTCGTCCAGACGCCGATCACCTCGGAGAGGCCCGTCTGGATCTGCTTGTACCCGGAGACCGTCTCCGAGCCATTCATCACGAACAGCCGCTCGCGTGTTGCCAGTTGGCTGAGGTCCAGCTCTTCCTTCGCCATGTGACTGCCTCCTAACCCTCGGTGACGCCGGTCAGCTTGCCGTGGGCGCTCCGCATGTCGGTGCCGAGGTTCGCGTAGATGAACAGGACCGCCTCGTAGGCGTCTCTGTCCTGCACGCGGACGAGTCGGGAGCCGTCCATGTCCATCCAGTCGAAGTTCGCCATCTGGTACACCGAGAGGTGCCGCGTGTTCAGGAAGTACCAGTTGGTCAGCGGACAGTCGTCATCCACCAGGATCGGGATGTCGTTGTTGCCGGCCGCGAACGACAGGACACGCCACCCACCCCGCAGCACCTGCGGAGCGAAGTCCACCTGCGTGTCGAACAGGTCGAAGTACGCGCGGCGGCCGCCCTTGGTCGTCACGATCAGGTTCGGGTCCTCGCCGCTGTTGGTGTTGATGTTGTCCACGGCCTTCAGCATGTTCGCCTGGGTCAGCGCACCACCCACCGCCAGTTCGTAGGCAGTCCAGAACTCCTCACCCGCCGTCGCCGGGTTGAGGCTCTGCAACGCCCCCGCGCTGTCCGCGATGAGGTCGATGCCCATCATCTCCAGGCCGGCGGAGGCCGTCTTCGCTCCGGCCCGCGTGACGATGCCGTTGTCATCCACTGTCACGTTCTCGGACAACGTAGCCGCTGTGGCCGACCCGACCGCGCTCACCTTGATGTTCTGAGCCTGGCGCGTTGTCCCGGCACTGTCCCAGATGTCGATGAGCATGTCCTTGTAGAGCCGCCGCGTCGTGCCGACAGTGGCGCTGAGGCCGTTGTCGCAGACGAGCGCCGTGGAGCCCGCCAGCGCCCCGTTCACGAGGCAGAGCTTCGCCGAGCCGATGCCGAAGAGCTGGCGGTTGATGTCGCGCTTCATCGCCTCGCCGCAACCCTGGATCGCCTTCTCCAGAGCATTCGCGAAGGCGCCGACGCTCGTGCGCGTCGCCCGGATCGTCTGACCCGTAAGACGCAACCGCCAGTAGATGTACCGCTGGGGGATCACACAGACCCGGTAGTCCTCTTCGCCCGGGTCGGGGAGAGCCGCGTTCTCGGCTGCCGCGCCGCCGCCTTGGTTGTTGGCCGCGTGCAGTCCGATGGTGAAGTTCTTGCCGCTCACGCTCTCCTCATCGCGCTTGAGCTGAGAGAAGAGCGGGACGGTGTTGTTGATCTGGCTCCTGAGGCCCGGGAGATACAGGGTCTTCAGGAGGTTGTCGAGCGTCGTCAGCGTGCTGGTCGATGCCATCTACCTGAACCTCCTCTGGTTCGGCGAGGTTCAGGACAGACGACCGAGCACCGACTACTTGAGGTCTGCCAACCCGCCCGCCCGGGCGAGGGCCGCGGCTGCCGCCTGGCGCCGCTCTGCATCACTCATCTGAGCGATCCTCGTCTCCATCGACTGAGGTGCTCCTGCCGTCGTCCTTCCGCCTCGCACGTCTGGTGTCAGCGAGCCCGCCTCGCGCTTCAAGGCGCGTGTCTGTCCCAAGCTCTGCTGCCTTCTGGTGATGTATGACTTCGCGATCTGCTCCATCGTGGCTGTCGGATGGATCGCCCGAGCCATGCGGATGTAGTCCAGCGCCAAGGGATCACCCTGAAGCTGGAACCGCTGCAACACCGCAGCCATCTCCTGCTGAAGACGCTGCTGCTCCATCTGAAGATCAGTCCTCTCCTGACGCTCCAGGATCGCCTTCAGACGCGCGTCGGTCTCGGGATCGAGCTTCGCGCCCTCCGCCGGCCGCACCGGCGGGATCGGCGGGTTCGGGTTCTGGTTGTAGCCATCCACTCCGTAGGGCCCCTGCTGCGCGTTCTGCGCCGCCAACGCCCGCTGGAAGGAGTCCACCACCTCCTGCCCGTTCCGGCCGTACTGCTTCGCCTGATCCAGCAGCGGCTTCCAGCTTTCCAGCTCCGCCTGGGCTGCGTCACGCGCCTGCTTGGCCCGCTCGTAGGCCTCGCGCACGACAAACCCGGACTGAGGGCCAGTCGCCGGAGCATCCGGCTGCACCTCCCGCACTTCCTCCAGGGAGTACATCCGGTCCAGAGCCTGCCCCACGAAGTCCTCCGGAGGCTCCTGCGAGGATGCCCCTCGCTGCCCCGTAGGCGCATTCTGTGGGACTCCCATGCCGAAATCGGGTTGGACCCCCACTCCTGCCCCCGCAGGCTCTTCAGTGCCCTCCAGGGCCCCTGCCAGGTAGGACTCCACATCCTCCATGCTCGGCATACCATCTACACCGTCGCCCACACGCTCGCTGCTGTTGTCATCCGGAGGGATGTACTCTGCTCTGTCAGATGCCATCTCATCGGCCTCCTGGCCTGAGCTCGGCGACTACCCTGCCGCCGGCAACGCCATCATGGGCTGCCCTGCGGGCATCCCTTGAGCCCCAACCGGAGCCCCCAACTGCTGCAACCACTGCACCAGCATCTGTAACCCCCCAGGCTGGGAGACCATCTGTTGCAGGTGCATCATCACTGCCTCTTCCACCGTCATGTTCTCCTCGAACATCTCGCTCAGGTGCCCCATCTCCAACGCCTGCAACACCCGCTGCGTCACCACCGGATCACCCGGAGGTCCGAAGAGACCGCTCTGGTACAGCGCCATGATCTCCTGGCGCTTCGCCGACAGTGTGTTCGCCTGCGCCGACCGCGGCTCCACGTACACGTCCACGATCCCATGCAGGTCACTTCCCGTGAACGCCACTACCTGCGGCTCCTTCCGCTGCCCCACCAACCGCAGGTACCGCGGCTCCGTGTAGTACTTCTGCGCCACCGCCAGCAGCATCCTCGAGACCCGTACCAGTCCGTCGTCGATCATGTCGTAGCACGACCGCAGCGGGCTGTTGTCTGCCTCGTGCAGAAGCTGGATCGCCACCCCGTACTCCACGTTCGGGGGAGTCGTCCCCCGCGTCACCTCATGCTGGTGCGTGAGGTCCATGAACATCTGGTAGCTCTGCTGGAGGATGGTCCCCATGTACGCCGGCATCTGCGGCGCCTGCATGATGTGCGGCGGCATCGCCCCGCTGTACTCCCAGAACTCCCCGGGGAGGTTGTCTCCCACAATCGGCGACAGGTTGGTACCCCTCGGCACCAGGACCTTCGGGAAGCTGCTGTAGTCCCTCGCCTCCGCGAGCTGGCTGATGGTCCGGTTGAACTCCTCCTGCATCGGCCGCACCGACTCGACCAGGCCCCGGCCCCAGACGCTCCCAGGCACCCGCTCGTAGGGCGTATACACCAGGGGGATCTCGTTGAACGGGAACGGGTTGTGCCCATCGTGGACCAGGACACCCCCCACCACCAGTACATGCCGGCCGCTCGGGAACCCCTTGCTCGGGCGCTCCCAGTATTCCACTACCGGGATGTCGTCCGCGCTCTTCGTGTAGACCCCGAACATGCTGTTGAGGTTGGATGGGTCTCCCGACTTCGGCACCCGGTCGGGATCGAAGCCCGGGCCCTCCGTCAGCGTGTTCTCGGGGATGCCCACAGCCGTCCTCGCCACCTTGTCACCCCACGCCGCCCGCACGTCATCCCGACTCCGCCGGCGAGCGTGGATCACCCACGAGGCCTTGTCCCACGACTCCACACCCGGCTCTGGGTACACCTCGAAGGGGTTCACCACCTCCAGCAACACGTCCCCCTCCGGCAGCTCATCTACCGGAGCTTCGGCTTCAAGAACCCCCCCAAGGCCCCCTTCGTTGTCCGCGGCCTCCAGGCTCTCGGCAAAGTACCGCTCAAAGCTGGTCCGGGTGTCCGGACGTGCGGGGCGGGCACGGAATGCTTCCGACCTGTCGGGCGAGAGAATACCCTCACCGAAGGGAGCGAGCGGCCTTTGAACGATCGAACGTCCAGCATGAGCATCCCACCCGATCCGCCAAAAGGCTGTCCCACACACGCACATCCAGGTGTAGAACTCCGCCTCCAGCGTAGGAGTGAACAGCTTCCGGCGCCAGTGCTCCAGCAGCTTCGTCCCCAGCCGCGCCGCCTGCACGTCCTCCTCGTCGGCCGTCGTCGGCAGGCACGTCACCCACGGTTTGTGACTCATCGTGCGACTCACCTGCGTCCGCACCGCCGGCTGGATAAGGTTGTAGACCAAGTGGTACCGCATCTCTGCGTCGTCGGCCTTCTGTATCCACCCGGTCCCGTCTTGCCAGCCGAGCCACTGGTAGCCCAAGAAGAAGGCGATGTTGATGTACGCCTGGTTCTCCCAGTCGTGGCGAGCCATCGAGGCGTCGCGGAACCGCTGCATCACCGCGTCGGTGATCGCCCGCTTCTTGTCTGGCGACTTCTGGATGCCCGGGTCAGTAGCCAGAGTGCTCATGCGCTCACCTGCTGTCTTGCTACCTCGCGCTCGATCAGCTTGTCCCGCCAGCTCTTCCTTCCACGTCCCCCACGGAACTTCCTGCCGTGCATCTGCTCCGCCTGCTTCCGACACCGCCCCTGGATCGTGTCCCTCGGAGTCGCTTCCTCCACCTGGAACCCCTCGAACCCCCCGATGCTCTGCACCCCGTACTTCAGCGCGTCCACTGTGTCGTCGTCTCGGTTCACCGGCTTCCCAGTGCTCACACCCTTCTTGACATCATACTGAAGGGCCTCCACTTGGTCAATAGCCGTGGGGCAGGTGTTGAAGAAGTAGAGCATCGGACGACGTGTGATGTTCCCAGCCTGATCCACGTTCCAGTTGAGCAGCGTCCTGATCCGCGTGATCCCCGCATCCACGTCGTTGAAGCCCGGGATCACGTTATCCAGGTACATCCTCACCTGGTCAATCACCGGCATCCCGCCCGTGATGACCCGCGCCTGAGTCGCCGGATCAATGACTGTGTGGAGGTACTTCTCCCCCACGCTCAAGCCGTGGACCATCTGACACTGCTGGTCCAGGTCCAGGTCCGTAGCTACCCACTCCCGGTATGCGTAGATCGCACGGTTGAACTCGTCCACCGCCAGCCACAGGCACACGAACGGGTGACTGATCCCCACGTCGATCGCTCGGAGCTTCGGCCACTCCTCCGGGATCTCGAAGGGCCGCACCACATGTACGTCCCGCCGGAACTTCGGGAAGATCGCTCCCTGCGCCGCGATGAACTGCCCCATGACGTACATCTGGAACTCTTCGTCGGGGTACTCCATCAACTCGCCGAGGTAGTCCCGTGGCAGGTACCTGTTCTCGAGAGACGACGCGCTCACCGCGAAGTAGCTCTGGGGGTCCCGCTTCATCCCCTCGATGAACTTCCTGTGCAGCCACGAGGACTTAGGCCCGGGGTTGCTTGTCGTCCAGCCGCGGCGCGAAGCCCGCCCACGCCGGAGCCGAGACGACAGCACCTTGTAGGCGTACTCCATCCCGGTCTCGATCCCCTCGTCCAGGTAGAACCACCCCAGCTCCTCCGACAGGTAGCGGGAGGGATCGTCCATGTGGCGGAACATGATCTTCGAGCCGTTGGGGTAGATCAGGTCCTTCGAGGTAGCGACCCAGCGGCACTTCCCATCGGCCTTCTTGTCGCCCACGAAGGGGTTGCGCTCGACGGGGAGGACTTCGCGGAAGAAGACCTCCATCGTGGAGTCGCGGAGGTCGTTCCAGATACGGCGCCCGATGATGCCGAGGTTGTCGGGGTACAGCTCGCACTCGATGTTGGCGGCCATGCCGCCGACCACGGACTTGCCGGAGCCGTAGCCCCCGAAGAGCCCACGGTGCTTCGCGTAGCTGGAGAGGAAGGCGGCCTGCGCGGGGAGCGGATCAGTCGGCTCCCGGGTGATCGGGTGCCGGAAGCCGATGTAGATGTTGGCGGGCCCCGCCTCAGTCAGCCGTGTCGCCGGCACCGATGTCCTCCCCAGCTCGCAGCTTGTCCAGGCCAGAGCGAGGAACCTCCAGGTCCAGCTCCGCCACCACGTCCTCTGCCACTCCCGCGATCTGCTCCAGCCGCTGCCGAGCCTTCTCCTGAAACTCGTCGAGGTACCCCTTCACCGGCTCCCCGTCGAAGACCGTTTCCTCATCGTGCATCGGAGTCGCGCTCATCAGAGCCCCCGCATCCGGCAACCGAACCCCAGGGAAGTGCATGTTCACCTGAGTCGCTGCCACGGTTGGGTCCAGCACCCTCTCCGTCTTCTGCCCGCACACCTTCACCACGTCCAGCGCCGTCCCCGCCATCTTCGCGATCACGGCCGCCGCCTGCGTCATCTCCTTGTGGGGCTTCTCGTGTAGCTGCCTGGACAGACGCTCGCAGGCGGCCATCAGGTTCTCCACCAGCGGCACCGCGCTCTGTGCGAAGGCGTAGTAGACGCGCTCCACCGGCATCAGCGTGTCCACATCTACCGACGCCCACCCGCGAGCCCACTGCTTCAGCTCCTCAAGGCTGATCCCCAAGACCTGAGCGATCTCGGCCTTGGGGACCCCCTGCATGAAGAGCTTCTGCGCGTGCTCGCGCGGAGTCAGCGCCGCCTCGATCTCGGTGCTCATGCTCCAGGCCTCAGCTTCTTCATCTCCAGCTCTTCCCCGTCGTACAGCGCCACCATCGCCCCGTCCTGCGTCGGCTCCCCCTTCGTCACCAACAGCTTGCCCAGCTCGTACTCGTTGTCCTCCGGCCCCACCGACTGCCACTTCAGGTGCCTGCTCAACACCCCCGGATGACACAGCACCTTCGGCCTCGGACTCATCAGCATCAGCTTCCGGAAGAAGCTCAAGTCCTCCCCGAACGGGGGGTGCCCCTCCGCTGCCCCAGGTTCGATATCGAACGGGTCCGTCCCGCACTCGTTCTTCACCCGCTCCACCACCCGCCTGCTCAACATCAGGATACCCCCTCCCGCGGCATCCACACGGAAGGGCCTCCCAACATCCGGCGCCACCATCGCCTCGCGGAAGTACAGGTCGTCCGGGTCCCAGGCCCACAGCGCAGGGAAGTGCGGAGGGTTCGTCTTGTAGTACAGCCCGCTCACCACATCCGCATCATGTTGCACCATCGTCCTCCGCAGCCGGCACAGGGCATCCGCCTGGTGCTGCATGTCCGTGTCCAGCATCAGCAGAAAGTCGCCCCTGAAGTCCCGCGTCAGGTAGTTCCGCGCCGCCGAGTGCAGCGAGCAGTAGGCGCTCATCACCAACACCCGCTCGTTGTTCATCATCGCGTGCTCGTAGTTGTACTGGATCATGTCGGCCAGCGAAAGCACGAAGGGCACCGGCACCTCCGGCACCCCTCCCATGATCCCGATGGTCCCCTGCACGACACGACCCCTCAACGCAGCGTACTGCTCCATCAGCTTACCCCCTTGCTCAGGACGATCCCGTGCCCGGCCCCGTAGATCTGCCTCAGCCTGCGGTACGTCGTCACCTCCACGTCCAGCACCATCGCCATCTTCTCCAGCAGCTCCCGCGTCCAGCGCGTGACGTGGTACGTCGAGGCTCCGCCGGCATACTCCTCGGCCGCATGATGCTGGCCGAGCTCCCTCATGTCATCAGCCCTCTGCTGCTCCACGGTGCGCCCGTCCTCCGGCACCGTGATCACCACGCGATCCGACGCCACCCGCAGCGCCTCCTTCACCATCGCGATCCCGCGATCCAGAGGCACATGCTCCAGCACCTCCCCGATCACCACGCTATCGAAGGCGTTGTCCTCGAACTTCAGATCATCCCCCTGCATGACAAGGTGGATCTGATTGAGCCGCCCCGTCACCGGATCCGTGGGCGCCACATCCGTCAGCACACACCCCGGCAGGTTCCAGAAGTTCGCCACGTCCCCGCCGGCGCCCACCACCAGCGTCCGTCTCACCGACTCCAGCCGCTGGAACGCCGACCACGGTAACGGCAGCCCATGATCCTCCGCGTAGTCCAGCAGCGGAAACCACATCTGCCGCTCCCAGCACTGGTACTGATCCACCACGCGCTCCCAGTCGAAGCGGTACCGCGACCGCGCCATCATCCTCGAGCGTATCGAGGATTGGTAGGCGGGATCACACAGGACAGACGCCGTGTAGGCAACCGCGCTGGAGAGGGCGAGCCCGTCAGTGTAGGCGCTGCCATCATAGATGACCCCGTACCGCACGTTGTCCCCGACCGCCCAGATCGGCCGAACGACAGGGATGAGCCCCGCCGCCTGGGCTTCCTGGCTCGCAATGCAACTCGTCTCCTTGAAGTCGCTCCAGTACGGCCAGACAGACGCCGAGAGCAGTTCGCGGTAGAGCCTCTGCTGACCAGTGCGGCCATGCCAGATGACTCCCTCCTGATCCCTCAGGCGCTCGAAGCGCGCGAGCATCGACTTCAGCGGGGTGTTGGTGGCGCCCTGAGCGATCCACTTCTGGATGTTGTCCCAACCGTAGTAGACGTGCAGCTCGGCATCCGGCGCGAACTCCCGCACCCGTCCCCAGTTCGGCAGCACCGCCTGCACCAGCCCGCGGTCTGGGCTGCTGAAGTACATGCACTTGTTGGGGTCCCGCTCGATGCCCTCCTGCTCCGCCTCCTCCAGCAGGTCCACACGCACCCCGTTCGTGGACAGACACAGCTTCTCAGCCAGTCCCTTGTGACGCGACAGCGCCTCCAGATGAGTCGGGCAGAGCGCAAGCACCTTGTCGAGACGCTCCACGCGCTCGGGGCTCCACACCTCACGATCCTGGAAAAGGTAGTCCTCGTCCTGGCAGACCAGCCACGTCTCGCCGCCCAGCCCGATGTCCACCATCTTCGGGCAGCGCGACAGCACCCACACCGCGTTCGTGTCGCGGTTGGGCCCGATCTCCTCCAGCGAATGCCAGTGGACACCCTCGTGGAGCGGCTGCGTGTCCTTCCGCACCGGAGCGAAGACGTGAACCTCCTCGCCCCGCGCGGCCAGCCGGCGGGCAACCTCCACCACATGCGTCTCGCTGCCACCGATGCCTGGATCGTCGGGGTTACGGTAATCCCACTGCTCGAAGTGGACGGGTGCTACGAAGCAGAACGGCCGTGAACTCTTCAACGAGGGCCCCCTTGCTCAACCTACTACAGGAAGTGGAAGGTGTTCGGCAGTAGCCCCACCACAACCAGCAACCACATCAGCCGGCATCTGCAAGTCCACGCACTCCTTCGCCAGCTCCTCCGCTGCCTGCACCGAGATCATGTCCCCTCGGCAGTACCCGATCAAGACCTCGCGGACAGCAAGAAGCACATGCTCAACCGGGATCGCCAGAGAACGCGCTCCTCTCAAGTGATCGTCAGCCTCCACAACCCTTACGTGTTCGCTCTTCTCGCTGAAGACGATCTCCCCAGTTGTCTCTTCGTAGTACCAGTCGAGGTTTCGATACATGCTATCCCCCTTGCTCAGTCTCCCAGAACCTCGATCACCGGGCGGTTCACGTTCTGGGCGCGCTTGCCGCCATTGAGGTTCGTCACCTGTACCACGACCTCCAGCGTAGCCGGCCCCCTCACCTCCGCCACCTGCGCCGAAGTGAGAGACGCATGTACCAGCCCGCCCGAGGCGCTGTCCACGCTGACCGTGGCGTTCGAGATCACCTCCATCCCC